GCGAGAGGTTGAAGGAGGGGGCAATCACAGCCAACTGGTCAGTCGTTACCGGCAACGGCAACGGGGTGCTTCGCGTCGAGTACGCGGGCGGCACTGCGCCAGTGGCCGGCGACATCGGGCGACGCATCACCCAGACCGGCACGGGCGATACGGGCACGCTGCTCGACTACGACGTGGACCCGGATGGCGTGACCACGGTGGCCTGGATTCGTCCGGACACTGATGCTGACACCTTCTCGGGCACCGGCGCTCTCACCGCATCGAGCGGAACGATGGCGACCACAAGCTCCGTGGCAGGGATTCACGGCATCACTCAGTACACCGCAGTCCAGGCTATCGGAAGCGTGCCGACGGCGACCGAGGTGTACGTGGCGCAGAATCGTATCAAGCTGATCTCCGCTGACGGCGGTTTCCAGTGGTGGGATACCGACACCAACGTGTCCCTGGGCATCATCTCGATTCTCGTGCGGGTGATTGACTCTGGCATCACCATCGCTAACGGCGACGTGGAAGTGTTCGCACGCAGGTACACATCTCTGTACGACAACTTCCGACTGAACGTGGCGGCCGGTGGATTCCAGGCGCTGCCTCTGGCCTCCCAGCCAGACATCAACAACACGACCGGCTATCGCAGGTTCACTGGATCGTCAGGCGCGAACACCTTCGATGTGGGCAATGCGATCTACGTGGGCGCGACCTATGCGACTGCAACGAAGCGCGGGGTGATCACCGCGGTGGGCGGCACGACCGGCGCACCGATCATTGAGTACTACCTGATCGGTGATCTCACCGACTTCGCCAACACCGATGCGGTGAAGGAGTACATCTTCGCCACAGCGATTGACGGCGACGCGACCTGCACGGCCGCCGCTCCAGTGTTCAACCCTGCCGGCCCGACAGACACCGGGTCAGCACAAGGTGGCAGCGTGACCATTACCCTGGGCGCTGTGTCCGCGGACCACGATGGCAATGCGATCAACGAGTCCTACTCGATGAACATCAACTGCCAGACGAACGTGCCCATCGCCAAGGTCTATGAGCGGCTGAAGTACGCCTGCCGACGCGGGGCCACCACGGCGGATCTGTTCGGCGCAGGCACCAACGTGCCGGGCGAGACGTATCGCGGCCTGGAAGGAACCTTCGAGTACGATGCCAACACAGGCACCATGACTCAGGGCGACGACCTGATCATCTCTGCGCGGACCAACTTCTCCGCGAGACTGATGGCGCAGATCACCACCCCGCCAGGCTCTGAAGTAACTCACATCACTATGACGGACATCCAGACTTCGCTGACCTCAGCGCAGCCGGCGGACAACGATGTGGTTGAAGATGAGACCGCCGACGACGTGACCCTGCACGCAGGCGGAACTGTCGGGATCCAGCGGTACACTTCACCGAAAGCGGCACCCTTCGGCACCTTCACGGGTAGCCAGATCTTCGGTGCTCGTGGTGTGTACTACTCGAACCCGGCCTCTGCGGACACTCAGGCGTACATCCTCACGGATAACCTGGGCTTCCTGAGAACGCCCCCGAACACTGTCTCCTTCCTGGTGCAGAACACCAGAGCTGGCGACAGGATCTTCGTGGCGCGTGACACCGGCACGGCGGGCATCATCGACAAGGATCAGTTCGGCGGGCTGGCCACTCCGGTCGGCGCCTACAACGGCGTAGCGGATGAAGTGATCCGGGTTTCGGGCTCGATTGACTCGGAGGTCCCGCCTGCCGGGTTCGTTCGAGTGGTCGAGACGACACTGCAGCAGGAGCACCGCTACGTGTATGACTCGCGCACGACTGGCGCTCTGGGTGAGTTCTCCCTGAGAACCGCGGCGAGCTTCGCGGGCACTGCGACGGCGGGCACCTCAGACACTGTGCTTGAGGATACCGGCCAGACCTTCGTCACCCACCTTGTAGAAGTCGGGATGCTGATCTACGTGGCAGGGCGCACCTCGACCTATGAGGTAACGGCCGTCACGGATGAAGACACCCTGGCGATCAGGCTGGTCTATGGCGCTGGCGGGTTCGTCTCGACAGACACCTACACGATCAACAAGCTGATCCAGAACTACACGACCGCAGACAACGTCTTTGACTTGCTCATCGACGCTGAGGAAACCGTGGGTACTGATGGCACTCCCGGCAGCATCTCGAACACCTTCGTGCAGTCCACCTCCTTCGGCGTGGTGGTCAACGTGCGACAGGGCAAGATCATCCTGCCATTCAGCCAGAACGCCTCAGTGGGCGCGTCTGGTGGTACATCAACCGTCGTGCGTCAGCCCGACACCATCGCAACGTAAGGGAGGGCAGAGATGCCTACTACGTCAAACCGTGGCGAGATGGGTGCGAAAAGCATCCGTCTCCATGGAATGCGTATCGAGGAACTCCCCCTTGGTCTGGGCAACCAGGCTAAGGCGGGGATCCCGCTCGCGCTCGACAATGAGCGCCTGCAGGAGATCGACAATGTCATCGCCTCGTACCCACGGGTGACCGTGGAGTACCTGGAGGCTCGGGTGACAGAGTCGCAGACCTCGATGCAGGACTTCATCAGAACCAAACAGGAGACCAAGCAGAAGATCGCTGAATACCGGGCTCTCATCCAACAGTGCGAAGGGAAGAAGTCGCTGCGTGATCTGGAGCCTGAGATTCAGGCTGTGCAGAAGCGCGACGATCTCGACCTGGCAGGGAAGGTTGCGGCCATCAAAGCACTGAAGGTCGGCACGTCTCAGTATGACGCCGCGCAACTCACTCAGCAGATTACTCAGTTCGAGGAGGGCATCGAGCGCCTCGATAATGCGATACAGGCTGAGAACGACTCCATCGCCAAGCTGCGCGAGACGAAGGGCATGATCGCTATTCGTGACCTGCAGCTCAAAAGACTGGGCGTGCAGAGAATCGAATGACCACGCTCACTGGTGAAATAGAGCAGGATTTCACCGCATCACCGCGGCTTACCGTGGTGAGGGCGCCGCGCTTGGAGCTTTCCGCTCAGGATCTCGTTGATACCCTGCGCAAGATCGAAGACAGCTTCCAGGCGATGTCTTACAACAGGCTCCTGGACGCATCCGGAAAGGAGGGCCTGGGTGGTGGCGTGTCAGTTGGCATCACCTACAAGCTGAGAGACACCCAGATTCAGTTCGAGGACCGCACTGACCCTGCCAGGATCGGAACGATAACGACAGACAGTTCGGCGCCGATAAGCGGAAGGGTGATGCTGATTGATACCGGCGCCACCTTCGTCACGGCAGGCGTGACCCGAGGCAGCCTGGTGATCAATTTCACCGACAGGTCGATCTGCTCTGTGGTCTCTGTTGTTAGCGAGACAGAGCTGCTGACGAAGATCCCCGCCAACGGCACCGACAACTCGTTCGATATAGGCGATGTCTATCACGTGATCAAGGTTGACACCGTTGTCCTGTCTGGCGGCAACTCTACTGCGGTGGATGATTCGGAGGTTTCAATTTCTTCTGTTGTCCCGTCGATAGGCACGTACGTCGTCCTGGAGAAGTCAACCTCAGCTTCAGTGATCAACGCTGATGTTGCGTCGTTCTGGAACGCACAGACATCGGACTACCAGGCGTCCGGGTCATTCGGCGAGTTCGTGCGCAAGAAGCTGCTCACCGTGGTCGGATTCTTGGGCCTGAAATGATAGAGACCATCGACAAGTACGCGCAGTGTCCTGACTGTCGGGAGAACTCAAAGAATCTCCGCGCCAGGTCAAAGCGCATCGACTGGGCCGTGGATCGTCTGGCCGGCATGGAACTCGATCCGCTCGGCGAGGATGACGAGATAGTCGAGATCAACATTCACCATGCGATCTGGCTGGCCAGGATGCGCGCAGGGGCTCGCAATCAGGACTGGGATGAGCTGAGCCTTGTTGAGAAGATGGACACCGTTAGATCCCTGGCGGACTGGTGGCCGAAGGCTGGAGTGCCGGCATGAGCGCTGCGGCTGCGCAAATGAATCGCACCTGGACGTGGGTCGAGGCAGAGACGATGCGCCGCGAGATGCGCCAGTTCGTGAAGGGTGCCTGGTCCACTGTGGAGCCTGGCAAGCAGTTCGTGGGCGGGCCACACATCGACGCGATATGCGATCACCTCACCTTCGTCAGTCTCGGCGACATCGACGACCTGGTGATCAATATCCCTCCCAGGCACTCGAAGTCCACCATCGTCGCGGTCATGTGGCCTGCATGGGAATGGACCTGGAACCCGTCAGAGCAATGGCTGTTCACCACCTACGCGCAGGACCTGACCATTCGTGACTCGGTGAAGTGCCGGCGCCTGATCATGTCTCCCTGGTATCGGGAGCGCTGGGCCGACAAGTTTCATCTGAGTGGCGACCTCAACCAGAAGAAGCGATTCGACAACAATCACAACGGCTATCGCCTGGCCACATCAGTTGGCGGTAGCGCGACTGGTGAGGGTGGCGACAAGATCGTCGTGGACGACGCTCACAACATGAAGGAGATCAACTCCGACGTGATCCGGCAGGGTGTGCTGGACTGGTGGTCGGATGTCATGAGCACGCGGGGAAACAACCCGAAGCGCCTTGGCAGGGTGATCGTCGCTCAGCGTGGCCACCATAAAGACATCTGCGGACACGTACTGCAGCAGGGCGGATGGGTCCATCTGAATCTGCCAGGCTACTACCGGGCCAAGACCCACTGCACGACCGTCTCTCTGAAGGACGGCCCGAAGCGTGATGCTGAGAAACAGCCTCCGGCGCTGCTCGAACGATTCTCTGAGCCTCTCGAAAAGGGCGAGGTGATCTGGGAGGACTGGCGTTCCAAGGAGGAGCAGCTCCTGGCTCCGCAACGCTTCGGTCCCAAGGAGATGAAGAAGCTCCAGGGCGAGTTGACGCAACGTGCGTTTGAGGCCCAGATCCAGCAGAATCCGTCCGCCGAGGGCGGCAACATCCTGAAGCTCGCGCACTGGAGGCGCTGGCAGGATACCGAGATGCCTGAATTCGACATGGTCATCCAGACCTACGACACGGCATTCGAGGAGCAGGAAGAAAACGACTGCTCGGCGAGAACCACGTGGGGCATCTTCGAGTGGGAGGAGCGGTCATCTCCGGACCTGCCATGGCAACTGAGATTCGACGGCCAGAAACGCATGTGCGCAATCATGTTAGAGCGCATGAACGAGCGGCTGGAGTTTCCGGATCTACGCAAGGATGCACTCGAATCTGCCGCCCGCTGGAAGCCGGACAGGATCCTCGTCGAGAAGAAGGCCAGCGGTCACTCGCTCATCCAGGAGTTGAAGCGCGCCGGCCTGCCGGTCACCAAGATCAAGGTGTCCGACTCGAAATGGGCTCGCGCTCATGCCGCCTCTCTGGTCCTGGAGCGCGGCTGTCTGTGGTACGTGAAGCGCCGCTGGTCTGCCGAAGTGATGGATCAGTGCGCCGAGTTCCCGACCGGGGAGTTCGATGATCTCGTGGACACTGTCACCATGACCGCGCTGTGGTTGCGCCGTCGCTGGAACGCTGAGTACCTCGATGAAGACGATGACGAGGAAGTGAATCTGATGCGTGACTCGAAGACGCGCAAACCAATCTACGCATAGGTGGAAGACAATGGCTGAACGAAGAATGATGGACGCGCCGAGATCGGCCGCTATGCCGTACGATGAAGAACCGGAGACAACGGAAGTCATTGACGGGGTTGCGATTCGTATCCGCGGTGAGAATGCCACGGTGGACTTCAATCCCGGCATGGGCATGGCCGCATCGGAAGACAGCACCCACGCCGAGAACCTGGCTGAGCAGCTTTCCACTGGCGAAAAGACGCAGATCGTATCGGACATCATCGACCGGGTGCGCGCTGACCTGGAGTCCAGGCGTGACTGGCAGTCGCGTGTCGATCAGGCGATGGAGTTGCTCGGGCTGAGAAACCAGCCAGGTGATGACCTGCCGTTCGAGGGTGCGTCAGCAGTCACCTATCCGCTCATCGGCGAGGCGTGCGTGCAGTTCCAAGCGCGAGCGATTGAGGAAGTGTTCCCGTCGGCTGGCCCCTGCAAGACCAAGATCATCGGCGCCAGGACCGAGGAGAAGGAAGCTCAGGCTGAGCGTGTCGAAGCGCACATGAACTTCCAGATGGTCGATCAGGATCGAGCCTATTTCTGGCACACGGACCAGATGCTGTTCTGGTTGCCAGTGGCAGGGTCCGCCTTCAAGAAGACCTACTACGATCCCATCTCTGACATGGTAGTGAGCCGCCTGGTGTTCCCTGGCGACTTCATCGTTCCCTACATCGCGTCAGACCTGCGCACCTCACCGCGCTATACCCACCGGCTTTATCGCACCGATGGAGACCTGAAACGCCTGATGGGCTCAGGCTTCTACAGCAAGGTCCCGCTGTCTGAGCCGGCCGGCATGGGCGAAGGTGATTCTGATCGCGCCATGGAGATGCGTGACGAGGCAGACGACCGACAACCATCGCTGCATGACAAAGACTTCATCTACG